GGATTCAAGCACCAAGTTTAGATTGCTCTGATGAGTTCGCAGCTCGTTCGGGTTACGGAACTAAGCAAGGAATACTTACTTTTACTGTATCTAATGGTGGTTGGGATAATTTACGAATTTTATAACAATATGTAATTATATATTGTAGAATTAGAGGGTTATGAGTAATATTATAGCGATTGAAAATGACGGAACTAGGGCTAGATTTCTTATAAAGAATGGCGAAAGTTACTCTTATAAGAACGTTCCTAGGGGTATAATGAGAGTTGTAGAACAAGATGATAATACAATTACTGTTAAGCTCAGCTCTGATATGCACCCTACCGAGTGACCCGTATCCGTCCGATTTAACTGCATATTTAACATGCCATAAGGTAGAAACGCAGTTGCGAACTGTGGCTATATGGCGACCTCTAATTGAAGAACATTTTGAAGAAGAAGATGTTAACAAAGCACTTATGATTATTTACTGTGAATCTAAAGGCAAACCCCGTGCCGTAGGAATTAATAAAGACGGCTCAAAAGATGTGGGTTTATGGCAATTTAATGACAATACTTGGGCTTGGTTGAAAGAAAAACTAGGTTTTTATAGTTCAAGAACTAGCGCAATACTATCAACTAAAGTTGCTAAGTGGCTCGTTTACAATGACGGGTGGTATCATTGGAACAGCAGTAAACATTGCTGGGGAATAATAGAAAAAATTAAGGAGGCTTAATGGATTTAGAATTACATGAAGTGGATATTGACACTTTAGTTGAATATCCCGATAACCCACGTATGGGAGATATTGATAAAATCGCTGAGAGTTTGCAAGAGAATGGTCAATATAGACCCTTAACTGTAAATAAGAACAACAATCAAATACTTACAGGTAACCACACTTGGTTAGCTATGAAAGAACTTGGTTGGAAAAAATGTTCAGTAACTTATGTAGATGTTGACGAAACTAAAGCTAAAAAAATTGTATTAGTAGATAACAGATTGAGTGATGTAGCTGATTATGATACAGAATTATTATCTGAAATGTTGCAAGATATGGTTGAAGATTTAGTTGGTACTGGTTTTGAACAAAAAGATATTGATGAATTGTTAGCTGGTGTTGATGATGAAGTTGAAATTGAAGTTTCAGAAATTGACGTACCTAATCCCAAACCAGCTGGGCAACCCGAAGCTGTTAAAGATGTAGTTTTATATCTTGATGAAGAACAGTTTAAAAATTATAAAACTTGGATTGAAGCTATTGCTGATTATTATAAATGTAATTTAACTGAGGCTTGTTATAAAGCTGTAATGATAACTTATCAAGAATTGATTGAGGTTGACAATGGCTGATTTAAGAAATTTGGGAATTAAATATGAATACGTAACTTACGAAGACAAAAAGAAAGTTATAGAAGTTCAACTTAGAGAATTAGAAATTACTCACTTCGGTTTATTAATGACTGAGCCGTCAAAATTGAATCCCAATTCACAAGAAAGACAACAATGGCGCCAACAAAAATCTTTTATAGAAGATAGTATTAAAAATTTAAGAACTAAGAAAGTTCAGTTTTTTGGGGACGAAGAAGAATGATTAAAAAAATAAAACTATCAAAACTAAAAGAATATCCTAATAATCCACGTAAAGGCGATGTTGATTCTATTGCTGTATCTTTAGCAGCTCACGGTCAATTTAAGCCATTGATTGTCAACTCTGAAAATGTAATCTTAGCTGGTAACCACACCTTTAAAGCTATGCAAACCTTAGGCTGGGAAGAAGCGCAGGTTTTAGTTGTTGACGCTACCGAAGAACAAGCAAAGAAAATTGTTTTAGTTGATAATAGATTAAGTGATTTAGCTGAATATGATTACAGCATTTTGTCTGGAATACTAGGGGAACTGTTTGACGTTGGGGATTTAGAAGCAACAGGTTTTGACCCCGACGCAGTTGATAATATGTTGGAAGTAGCCGTAACTGAATTTGAACAATTTGAAGGTGGCTATGCAATAAGTGATGAAGAATTAGAAATTATCAAAAACAAAAGACAAAACCAAACACCAGCACAAGAGAGTGGTGTTCCTTTAAGGGATATTCCTATTCCTTTAAAAGACAAAGAGCATGAAAAATTTAAAGAAGTTGTATTAGCTATTACTAGGGATAAAGGTTATACAAGTACTGAAGCAATTTTATTTTGTTTGGAATATGTTTATAACAAAAACAAACTTACTAAAGATAAATGGTATAACTTTTTAAATAAGTGAAATTAATAATTCCAAGCTATGATAGAGCTGAAACAATTAAAACGCCATTCCTAGAAGTCTTTAAAGATTTTGAAAAAATAATTTTATTACACAACAAAGAACAACATACAGAATATAAAAAATTTAACGAATATGAAGACATACAAATAATAATTACAAACCTTGACACAGGTAAAGCTGGTCAAATTAGATTTGCAGTAGATAATGTTTTAAAACACAATGAATGGGCAGTTTTTGCAGACGACAACATTGAGTATGTTTATGGAATAAACAACGAACAATGGCTACATGATAGGTATGAAGATAAAAATCCTAGTCATTGGGGTAAGGTTAATTCTCATTCTTTTGTTTCAAGAATATTAGAGTTAATAAATCACGCTGAAACATTAAATGCTCATTTGATTGGTTTTCTTAGTACTAACAATCATTATTTTGCTAATAAAAAATTTAAGGATTACGGGTTTTGTCATGGGAAATTAACACTTTGGAAAAAAGATAATGAATTTATTTTTGACGATATTGATTTACGTTCACTTAATGATTTTCATAATACTGCTAGACACATAGTTAACTATGGTGTTGTTTTGGTTAATGACTATATGCACCCAATAGCTAAGTATTTTCAAAGCGGTGGAATCGGAAGCAAAAAAGACAGAAAACAAGACAGAATAAACAACATAAAACTATTAACAACTTTATATCCAAACCTTATAAAAACAAAAAAACGTAAAGACCATTACCCAGACGCACGTTTTGTTCATATGTCTAAAAAGAATTTTTATAATTGGCGCAATAAGTATTTAGCTTTTATTAAGGAATATGAGTTTGATAAAGGGACATTGTCATGGCAAAAGATTATAATATAAATATGATAAATGATTTAATAGAAATAATAAAAACAATAGATATTGGTAAATATACCCAAGCCGAATACAGAGATGTAGTTGATGAAGTTGTTGTTCATTGGAAAGCAAAACAATATGACACAGTGTATGACAATAACGGCTGGATAGATATTGGAGGTCAAAGTTGATTGACATAAGACTACGTTCAAAAATATCACAAGATGAGCTTGACCAAAAAGTTGGTAAAATCTTAACGGACGAAGATTATAATTTGGTAATATATAAAGACACAACTGTTAGATTTCCCAATGGTAAAGTTGGCGCAATCTTTTTAAAAGAAGCTATACCAGAAAAACTTGCAGACGATTCTTATGATGTGTTACACAGTTTAAAGAAAATGGAAACATCAAACAGGGGTATGGCTAGTGGTACACCAAGATTAAAAAGAAGTAGCGGCGGGACAAGAAGCGACACCGCTAAATCAATTGCAAGCGCAATTATTGGAAACCTAGACGCTGTTGGGCCAATGCAATATTGCAGGCTTACAGCTTTCAGTGGTAAAGAGTTTGAGAAGTATTCAAGCTTGTTTCCTTTGTTTGAGTTCATTGGAAGTATGATGAAAGAACACACACCAGAAAAATATAACGCCCAAATGGAATTTATAAAAAGAACAAATGAAGATTGGGTAATTCCTAATACACCATTTACAACTATAACTGTAAACAACTCTTATCCTACTGGTGTTCATACAGACAAAGGAGATTTAGACGAGGGCATATCTACGTTAGTTTGTATTAAGAAAGGCGATTGTCAAGGTGGTTACCTTGTTTTACCAGAGTACAGGATTGCTTTTAAAATGGGGCATAGGGATTTATTAATCTTTGACGCTCATCAATGGCATGGAAATACTCAACTAGAAATGAACAGTGAAGACGCTGAACGAATTAGTGTAGTGTCTTATTACAGAACTAGAATGGAAAAATGCGGTACCGCAGAAGAAGAATACCAAAAGAGGTTGGATTATGCCGAAAGAAGAATCAACAAGTAGACTAACTTGGGACGCAGAGAACGAAACGTTTGCAGAATGGAAACAAAGAAAGCACGCTGGTTGGAGCGGTACTGGGCAACCAAACTCAAATAAGAACATGGCAGGTAAGTGTCCAAACTCAAATGAATTTAAAAATAAATGTGAATGTAGGACTTGTCTAAATAGAAGAAACAGGTCTAAAGGTCGTAGGAAACAAAACATAGCTAGAAAAAAATTAGGTATTAAAGATAATAGATTTCACGGTGCAGACGCCCACGAAGAAAATTGGGCAACAGGTTTAAGGGTTGAAGTAAAAGCTGGTAAGCAATGTAACCCTTTATCAACTTTTTTTTATAAGTGTAAAACTCAGTCTGATATATCACATAGGGCTTTCGGTGGAATGGGCAAACCATTTATACAGGTTTCAATGCCCGATAATTCCACTAAAGGAATTGTAAGTTTTGAATTAGATGATATTGAAAATGTTTGTGTAGAAGTATTAAAAAACTTTGGATATGATTTTGACAAAGAGTGAGATTGGCTGATGTTAAACAAGGCACCCAATTTTCATCACTTGCGTGATACTGAAAGGAGGTATTAATTAGCCCGTCCGTAGTTCTCTTACGGCTCTATTTCAGCAATCTCTTATTCTTTTAGCTTACTTCTTTTGTGGTGTTTTTTCTAGTCCACAAAATCGGCATTTCATTATGACGTCTAAATCAACAAACCCATGACCGTCTTTTTCACAGTCGTGGGGAATTGGTACGTCTTTAATGTAATCGCCAAGCATTGACCAATGTTTGACTAAAGCGTAAGGCGTAAATGTCATACCTTTAAATTTTTCTCTATACATTTCCGAACGCTTTGTTACGTCTTCGGCAGTAGCGCCAGCTTCTCTTAAGTCTTTAACACATTTATTCCAACCGCTTCTCTCAACTTTAGTTGTCGGCTCATATCCCATAGCGTCTTTTAATGCTATATAGATTGCTCCATTATTCTTTGTGTTAATTGACTTTAGTTTGTGGCTCTCTGACGAACTTGGCGGTAGCTCATATTTGGTCGGGGGTTGTTCGTATATGAACGGATTTTTTCGCATAACAGTATATAAGTTACTTGTCTGCTCATTTGTTTCCTTATCATATCTAGCCTCAACCAATATGGCACCGCAATTTTTAAGTTCATTTAAAGCACGTTTTACAGTAGAATTAGAAGTATGCATTCTCTTTGATAATGTTGAAATGGCGGGAAAGCAAGTCCCGTCATCTTTATCTGCATATCTATTTAATACTGCATATAGACGTACAGCTTGTGCTGAAATA